TTTTAATACCTAAGCTTGCTACTCCAAGTCTTTCTGAGAATTTTAACACTTCTATTCCCATAGTACCTATAATGCCTTTGTACGCTTCTCTAGCTTCTGGCATTTTGGCTATCACTCTTTGGATTCTTGGTAATACGGCTTGACCTGCCCATTCTTTTACCTGAACATAAGAAGTAAACAACGGTTTTAGTGCATCGTTAGTAGCGGCTGTTGCTAGTTTTGATGCTGTTGCTGTTTCTGCTCCGCTAGTTGGACTTGCTGCGCTTCTTCTGTCTATGCCTGACAATTCAGATATAAAATTGAAGTTAAGTTCAAACAAGGAAACACATTCATTCAAAAAGCTACCTAATCCACCTTCTGAAATGTCTATCGGCCTGCCATTATTGTTGTAGTTTCCTGCATGCGTAGTTGCTTTATACAATACGTCACCAGTTTGTCTTGCAAGTTTAATTAACTCCAATGGCGCCAACTCTCCATCTCCAATATCAATATTACTTAAACTATTAACCTCAATAGTCAAACCTCTTGGCTTGGCTACAGCCAATGCATTTTCTAATTTAAGTTTTGTAAGTTGTATTTGGTCCAAATTAGGGATGATAGTTTCTACCATTGATTTTCCTGGTAAAGCTATTGCGTGAATGCTAAATTTAGGTTCTTTAGGATTCTGCCTGCTTGTATTAAGTTTAATGCCTTCCTCCATGCAAACCTTTGAGCCGACAATCCATTCGCAGGAATAAATATTGTTTCCTTGGAATTCAATTGTTTTCTTTTTTCCAGTGTCTTTTATTTTACCCCACTCTTGGTCATACATTTTACCGTTTTTGAGTGTTTTATGTTTGGTATCAGTAGAAAGCCATTCGCAGATAAATACAGGAACTCTAAAGTTATTGTAAACATAATTTCCATTCTCATCTTTATATCCTGCCATCTGATATCTACCTAGCATCTCTGAATTTAAATTTCCATAATATCCAAGCCAAGGTTTAACTACTTGCATTAATTCATCTTCGCTCAAACCCGACTTCAATCTTACTTCATTCACAGTTCTAAACGACAAGTATCCCCAAAACCTAATATCTTTAAAATCTGTTTCTCTAGAATAGTCTATTATCAGGTTCTCCCAATCCATGTACTCGAATTTACATAATCCGGTTATTGGGTCGTAATAATCTCTGAATGCGCATTTATTGAAATCAATTAAATCATTAATCAACTTTCTTTCTAAAGTCTTGGAATCAGATAAAAAGTTAGTAGCCTCTAAAAGTATTTCTGCTTGATTTTCTACAGCTGTTTTAAAGCCGCCCATGTTCTTTACCATTTCAAGTTCTTCCAAGCTACTAGCGATGTATTTAACGCCTTCTTGCGCCTCTGGTATTCCTGCTAAAGCCCTGAGTTCTCTTTCTTTTTCACCAAAAGTGCTTTCATACCAAACTTTCCATGCAGCGTTTTCTTTTTCATCTACAGAAATTGGGTCAATTGCTGATGCTATGTAATCGTATTCGTGATCTTCAAATCTTCCAAAAATAACCCTTTTGTATTTGCTCATAGGAGAAAATATCTCCCAATTAGTGTTTACATATCCTTCTCTTTCTCCTTCAAGGATAATGTCTTGGTATAATTGCTTTGGTTGATTCCCTGCTCCATACATTCTGAACCACCTAAGCTCGTTAACCATATCAACATTGTTGTATGCTCCTTTTCTAATAAATAAAGACCAAATAGCTTCAGCCCACTTGACGTGCCACTCCTTTCCTTTTAGCTTTGGGTCTATATCATCGCTAGGAAAAAAATACCCTGTTTTTACATATTGGTCTGCTGTTTTTTTTGCTGCTGATTGCAATGCAGATTCTCCTATGCTATACTTGCCTATAATATCCTTATTCATACTTCAAAATTACAAAATTAATTCATTATCTACATCTTCGCTTTTTGTAGCCAAATTTTTTCTTTTCCGTTTTAGGTGTCGCAATTTCTATCATCTTAGATTTTGCGCCCCTTAAAGCCCCTGCGCATGCGGTGAATAAATCGTAATCAGTCATTTGTTCCATACCTTCTATTTGCTTGCATTGAAGCAAGAAATCGGAATGCCTTTCCCTGTAACCGTTAACTTCAATATAATCCCTGACAGAATTAAATAAAGATTGTTTAACCTCTCCTTGACTATAAAAACCTGGAACAGATTTAAATTTTCCTGTTTTCCAGTCTATGTCGTAAAGAAAGTATCCGGCCATCTCTTTTTCTTGAGCAAATTCAATAATTTCTGCCACGTTTACCTCTGGATACAACCAAGAACCAAAATACATAACTTGTAAAAGAACATCCTCGTAAAAATCACTTGTTTTCCCTGGTCTATTTAAATAGGTACAAACAAATCTATTTGAAGTCCATGAGCGAGGGTCTGCCGTAGAATCATCTATTAATGCATCAAAATCCCAAAATGTAGCTATACCCCCTTTACTCATTCTGCTGCCAGTAACTTTTTCTTGCTTGTATGGATCGCAACAAGTAATATGCTTTGGTGTATGTGGACCTCTTTGCATGGTTCCGTTTATATTCATCCATACAAACCTATTGGTAAGAGATTCGTGAAGCACTTGTGAGAGCCTCCACTTGCCATTGGCATCATCAATCCATTTAACAGCAGACTTGTATTTAACTCCTGACCAAACAAAGTTGCCTGTACGCATGAAATCTTTTTCTATTACAGCAAGCTCATCAAGTCTTTCGTTAATAATCTTAGTGTTAAAGCCTATGTCGCCATCGCTTGTCCTAAAACATTCTCTGTAATAAACAGGAAACAATCGAACAAACTCATTATATTTATCTGTTTCGTTGTCGGCTAAGAATTGTTGTCTTTTACTTTCGATGTGCTCCCTTGCGCCAAACGTCTTGTTTATAAATGCTGCTTGTTGTTCTGTTGGTGTTTCTATTACGCTGTTTCCGTATTCATCTACAAAGCCTTCAAGTCCTTCTAAGCAGGAAATATAAATAGTAAAAAGTCCTGTTACCGTTTGTCCTGATATTGATCTTTTTTCGTACTTGGAATCAGCGCATAGTTGAAAGTATTTTTTACCTCCCGAACCTTCCATTTCACCTACGGTTGAAGGCATGCCTATAAATCCAATAATGTTTATACCTGCACCTTGGCTAACGCACTCTTTTAACTGCTGGTGACGCTCGTAAACATCTACGTCCTTAGTCTTGCCTCCCTCATCAGCTAGTAACCAAAATTCTTTACCTCCATCGTATTGGGATGAAGTTGCCGTTGAGGAATAATCTATCTTTGACCTAAGTTGGTCCTGCATTTTAGCGTTAACGGCTTTTCTTCTAGCCGCCATAAACCTTACCTCTGTATCTGGGTTTTCGTTTGAGCTTGTAATTGGCTTGTAAAAAAATGGCATTTGCTGCCAGCCGGCTATTAAAATTTCGTCAAACAATTTCTTTTTTGCGTGATCGCCTGAGCTTGATATAATTCCAGAATTTTTACCAAAATGAGTAATGGTTTCCATGTACTGAGCAAGCAGATGTTTATTTGAATCTCCTGCTCTACGTCCTTTTGGATCCGTGTAGCCAAGGCAAACTTTGCTTTTACCTTGAACCATTGAAAGCCTTCGAGAATCTTTATCTTCCCAAATAAGTCTTCCAAATTCATCCAAAGCAGGTCTTTCCGTTGTGGTGTAGCAATATCTTACAGCGTGGTACCATTTTCTATCTCTATCCCTGTATTCAGGCACAATGCCGCCAGAAAACTTCCAATGAGAAAGATAAGTGTAATGCCAGCCATCTAAGTAGGTAAGTTTTCCATTATTGTAAAACCAATACCCATTTAAAAAATAATACCATTGCTCTTCTACCCACTTGATTTCTTCTGAATATTTATCTTGATTAAGTTCTAATTCAGTCCAAATATCAACAAGAGAATCTACTTGATTTATTATGTGCTGCAGTCTTGGTGGTATCTGCGGATGGACAAATTTTTGTTGTCTAGGTGGCAATCCGTATCCATCTGCCTGAGTAGGGTCTTCGCATTTAGGTAGCTTGATGTAAATAGGAATTAAATCCGGATCGTCGTTTACTATACACTCTCTGTCTTCTGCTTGGTATTTCGAGAGGATTTTGCTGGCAACTTCTGGGACTTTTTTTTTTGAGGAGGTCGAACTGGTTGTTCTCCTTGTTGAATCTTTTTGGCTATATCTTCTGGTCGTAAATACAACTTGTCTTCAAAATAAAAACTCATAAAGTCCTCGTTGAGTTTTATTGAGTTGTCGTTGCTTAATATTTCTTGTCGAACAGAATCTAGCTTGTCGGATAGCGAATCAAAGTCTCCTACGCGAGCGCCTTTTTCTCCACTAAGAAGTTTACCCATTTCAGATAAATGGAGTTCTGAATAAATGACAAATTTAGAATACAATGCGCTCTTGTGGCTCAATGCATACCTAATAATCATCTTGTTTACTTCTAAGTTTTTACAAGCAAGTATCTCCTCTACGTTAGAAAGAAATCTGCCATCTTCTTGCTTTTTGAATCCAGCCAGTTCAGCTGCGCTTACTTTTATTTTTTTTAGGTCAGAAAATACTTGTAACAATGGTGTATTTTTATCATAAACCATTGGTATGTATCTAAGGAC